GAGACTGTGACCACTTAGACATATCACAACTTGCTCCGAATGTTCTGTATTTCCCTTTATTATTGTCGATCATCTGATAATGCTTTGCAAATATCTTACTCTCGTTCTTGGGATTTGATGTGATCTCCTCTGGGAATTCTTTACATATGGTTCTACATATTAACTCTATCACAGCCTGCAGGACCCTTGCACACATTTCTAAGACAAAAATTTCTCTATCTCCACCGTGCTGATTCTTTATGAATATTTTTATTCTTGCTCCATTTTCAATCAACTCCATGCATTTGGGTATTAATTCAAAGACACATTTTTCATCAGAAAACAAGAATTCCTTAGCTGCCTCAACAACCTTCAAACTAGAAATGCTTTTCTCATCGTAAACAAACTTCAAATCCTCAGTCTTGTAAGTAAAGCCAGAGCTTGCTTTTAGGGAGCTCAACGTGTCAAATATATCTTGATGTATTAATGCTCTATCTATTTTTTCTTCTAGAAGTTCAGACCAATTCCATCCTAATCTTTTCTTAAGATATTCTTTGCTCATATCTGTACAGTAATTTACTAGATTAATATCATAATCAAAAAAGCTCATTTCTTCCTTATGGCATTTTTGATCTACTCCAATGGACCCTATGCTTTTGTAGTCGAACTTCAGCTCGTATTCTGCAATTTTTGATAATATTCTGAAGTATTTGTTATCAAATGATTTCTCTTCTTTGTTTCTAACATAGCCCCAGTAATAAGATTGAATCAGTCCATTTAAATCCTGATAATTTTCTCCAATGAAGTGATTGAACAAGTTCTTTCTCTTCATGAATTTTGTATCAAATGGATCAGTTGATTCAGATGCAATGTATATGAATCCCATACTTAACTGCTTAATGAAACAAAACAATTTCTTTGCCACCCAAACAGAAAGCCTTTTGAAGAAGTAAGGTTTTACCTTCTCAATCATTTTCTTAGGATTTGAAACCAATGGTAGTGATATGAATCCTTCCATACATATGTATCTAACTTGCATCATCAGATCCTCAGTCTCTTGATTGTCATTGATCAGGTTTAAGTATATCACACTCAAACTTTTCCAAATGGATCTTTCTTTTCTCCCTGAGGACTCCATTATCTTTATCAAGTCTTCCCCCATTGGTGTCATTTCTGATTCTGCACAAAAATGTATAAAGCTAGAAAACATTATGACAGAGCACTTGACTTGATTTTGCAACTTTGATACATTACTTGAAAGGAACTGAGTCACTTTGTATCTGCCAAAACTTTCTGTCTTTGGGAACACAGTAGAGCCATTATTGATTAGCTCATTATCAATGATGAATTTATAAAATATGTGGTTATTAAAGTTAGTGGGTTTTATTAGCATTATAACTCCATTGCTAAGATGCTTGACAACCCATTCATTTCTCTTACAATTCTGCTTCAAACTGTATGTTAGCTCTGTTGCACACTCACTTATAAACTGGCAATGCTCTCCTAGCCTTGTTCTTCTAAATTTGTCCCAAGCAGACAGCAATGATTCTTGCTTCTTCTCATCATTTGTGAAGGATCTCATTGAAGACCTAAGCAATTCCATAAAATCTTCCCCGTATTCCATAGACGACATAGGTAGTGTCTCCTTTCTGAGAAGCTCCCAGTCTTCATCAATGAATTTTGATATGTCATCTATG